AACCTATGGGGCGAGGTTATGAAAGCTGGATCTGGTTCGCCGGGCTATGATTTCTGGTCGCCAATTATGATTAAAGAAACTAAGTATGCGCCAGTTGATGATGAATTGATGGAGCTTGGTTATGGATTAGCTATGCCACACAAGCGCATCGATGGCGTAATTCTGAACGCCAAGCAGTATAACAAGTGGATTACAACAATGAACGATCTTGATGCAAAGGGGAAGATGCCCGGCGATGCAGGGTACAACGTAATGACAACAATGCTTCCCGCTTTAGATCAAGCAATCAAAAGCGATTATTACAAAGAACTGCCAACCAAAGAAGACAAGCTAAAAGTTTTGTCCACAATAGTTGGTAATTTTAAGAGCGGCGCGAAGAGAATGTTAATCGATGGTGACCCAGATCTGGCAGTTAAGATTATGGCTGTGCAGTAACCTAGCAGGAAAGCGACTTATGGTGTATAATCCGCATAGCAAAATGAGGCAATCAAATGGCTGATTACAATATTAACGCAGTTACAAGGCGCGTGGTTTATACTGGCTCTGCTGGTGTAGGCCCTTATGCGTTTACGTTTGAGATACTCGATGATGATGATTTGGCGGTTTACTTCAACTCGACCAAGCTAACTAAAACGACAGACTACAACGTGACGATCAATGCCAATGGCACCGGGTCAGTTACACTTGTCGTTAATGCTGGTGGTAATGTGCCGCAAACGCCTGTCGCCTCAGACGCAGTTATCGTGGTTGGTGCGCGTGACATAGAACGCACAACCGACTTTGTGACTGCTGGTGATCTGCTGGCATCCAGCCTCAATGAACAGCTAGACAGCCTGACGATATTTGACCAGCAAATTGCCGAAGAGAACCAGCGCGGCATGCGCGCGCCACCATACGACCCGGCATTGGTTGAGGATGGCGGTACGCTGGACATGACCCTGCCTGCCAAGGCAGATCGTGCTGGCAAGACATTGCAGTTCAACGCAACGACTGGCAACCCAGAGGCAGGCCCTACTATTGATGAGGTGGCTAACGCACAGACCTACGCAAACAACGCGGCGACATCTGCTACTGCGTCGGCAACATCAGCTACAGCGGCGGCATCTAGCGCCACGTCTGCGGCGGCATCTGCCACATCTGCGACAACAGCAAAGACTGCGGCAGAGACTGCCGAGACTAACGCTGAAACTGCTGAGACTAACGCTGAGACTGCCGAGACAAATGCGGCGGCAAGTGCTTTAACTGCCACAACCAAGGCATCTGAAGCATCTACCAGCGCGGCCAATGCCGCTACAAGCGAAACCAATGCGGCTACATCAGCAACTAATGCGTCAACATCTGAGGCTAACGCGGCATCATCAGCATCTTCGGCATCATCTGCACAGAGTGCGGCTGAGAGTGCAAGAGATGCAACACTAGCGGCTTACGATAACTTTGATGATAGGTATCTAGGTTCTAAGTCATCAGCACCTACACTGGACAATGATGGCAATGCGCTAGTAGCAGGGGCTTTGTATTTTGATACAGTCGCTGAAGCTATGTATGTCTATACAGGTTCTGCTTGGGTAGCGGCATATGTATCAGGGACAGGTTTCCTTGCCTTAACTGGCGGTACTATGACTGGCGACATCAACTTCGGCGACAATGACAAAGCCATCTTCGGTGCTGGGTCTGACTTGCAGATTTATCACGATGGTTCATCAAGTTTTATCGCTGATGTTGGGACAGGAAACCTTACACTGCTTGCTAATGAGTTTCGTTTAAACAACTCTGGCAACACTGAAAACATGATTACTGCGGCACCTGACGGCGCTGTGACTTTGTTCCACAATGACAGTGCAAAGATAGCCACCACAGCCACAGGCGTTGACGTAACTGGCACAGTAACAGCCACAGCATTTGTTAGTGAGACTGCGTTATCAAACAGGAATATTATTGTGAATGGGGCGATGGCTATTTCGCAACGCTCAACCTCAGTTTCTAGTGTCACATCTGGCGGGTATAAAACTTGTGATAGGTTTAATTTTGGAATTAGCGGTATTGGCACTTACACAATAACACAATCATCAGATGCACCTGATGGGTTTGCTAATAGCTTAAAAGTAGATTGTACAACAGCAGATGCGTCACCCACTGGTAGTGACAGGCTTTTTGTTAGTACTGCTATTGAGGGGCAGGATGTTCAACATTTGAAAAAGGGAACATCTGCCGCAGAGCAACTGACACTTTCTTTTTGGGTAAAGTCAAATAAGACTGGCGTTGGTAATGTAAATCTTAGGGATTCTGACAACACCAGAATGGTTGGTGGCACTTACACGATTAACACAGCTAACACTTGGGAATACAAAACAGTTACTTATCCTGCCGATACTACTGGTGTGCTAGACAATGACAATGCCGTTTCATTAAGGGTAGAGTGGTGGCTTGATGGTGGTTCGAATTATAATTCAGGAACCACTCCTACCGCTTGGGAAGCAGAAAGTTCGACAGATTTTAATGCTTCTGGGACGCTGGATATTGCTGACAGCACAAGCAATGATTGGCATATCACAGGCGTCCAGCTTGAACTAGGCGAACAGGAAACGCCTTTTGAACATCGGTCATTTGCGGATGATTTGGCGGCGTGTCAGAGGTATTATCAAATAGGCTATGTTGCCGCAACTGGCAAGGCCGATGGTGGTACAATGGGTGGAGCCGCAACATTTGCAACGTCTATGAGGACTTCTGCAACTATGGCGGTGGTCAGCACTGCAGGCGCACATTATGCAGGAACCCCGACATTAACTGGTTTCGCAGAAGGTGTTACTCTTACAAGTCCTGTTAATGGAACTACCAACAATGCTTATAGACAAATTAAATTCAGTGCTGAAGCGGAGTTATAAAAATGAATATTGCAAGCGCACAATATGTTGCAATGGCAACGGACGGCACAAACATAAACCCACAAGCATCAATAAAAACAATAATTGATGGTAAAGAAATGTTTGTTCCGATTGATAATGGGAATGTTCATTACGCAAAAATCATGCGTCAGGTGGACGCTGGCGAACTAACCATACAGGACGCTGACTGATGAACGAGTCCGACATCGATTACGCATTATCAGGCGCAGGGATAACCAGCCCGATCTGGTTACCCGCGCTGAACGAATGGATCACGCTGGTGCTTGGTGTCGGTGGTCTGGTTTTGCTTGGCATCAGGATTTATAAAAACATAAAGCGAGGATGATATGATACCGCTGACGATTATTGACGCTATAATTATCACGCTTTTGATCGTCATTATCATCAAGATATGGGGCAATGCTAGCTGAGCTAGCGGCGGCAAACGCCGCATTCGCCGTCATCAAACAATGCGTCAGTAATGGCCGTGACCTTGCGTCAGCAGGCAAGGCCATCGGTGATTTCGTATTTGCCAAAGAAGAGTTAACGCGCCGCGCGAAGAACAGGAAAAAGCCCGGTCAGGCTAATGCTGATCTTGAAGAGTTTATGGCGCTTGAGAAAATCAAAGAGCAAGAACAGCACCTGAAAGAGGTTATGATTTGGTCAGGCCGTCCCGGCATGTGGGATGACTGGCAACGCTTCCAAGCCGAGGCTAGAAAGTCTCGCCGGGTGCAGGAACAGCTTGCCAAGAAAAAGCGCGAAGAAATTTTATATGTATCCAGCATAGTCATAGCTGTTGTTGCTTTGGTCGGCGGCATCATTGGGCTGGTCTGGTGGGTCATGTTCCTAAAGGCGGGTCAGTAAGTTGTGGTCGATGTTTTCTTACTGCTGGTTTATCTGGGAACAGGCGACGCAAGGCGGTTAGAGTCAGGCGATATGTACTGGTGGGATCTTAAAACGTGTAACTGGTATGCGTCACAAATCACAAAACGATATGGGAACTATGAACACACACAATACATCGATCCGCGTGACAGGGTTACATCATACTGTGTACCGCGCCGGGTCAATACTGACGATGTCAAAATTTATGAGTGACGATGTCCACCACAACCGGCCTGATTGGTGAGCATCTAACAATAGCTGTACTGCTAGAGCAGGACGGCTGGTCGGCGGCTCATACGCCAATGGATAGTGTGGACGTGGTCGCTTGGAAAGACGGCGTCTTTATGCGTGTACAAGTAAAGACGGCCACGTTAAGATCGCAAGGGGATGGCAGGACACCAGGCTACCATTTCCAACTTGGGTCTGGCGGGGGTAGGAAATTAATAAAGAGAGGCACATATGATATCCTTGCTTGTTGTGCGGCCACCGATAGAGCCGTGTGGTTTCAGGCGCAGTGTTGCGTCAACCAGTTGTCAATGCGGAAAAGCAGAGGGTTCTTTGCTAACCCAAATTTGGAATCTGATAGCTGGCAACGCGCCGTGTCAATCGTGATGGAAGGTAGATAGAATGGATTGGACTAAGTACCCAAATTTTAGCGAGTCTGAACTGCGATGCAGTGAGACAGGTGAGTGCCGAATGCAGGCCAATTTTATGCAAAAACTACAGGCATTGCGTGACGCGTATGGCAAGCCGATGGCTATCACCAGCGGCTACAGATCGCCGCAACACAGTGTCGAGGCCAGCAAGTCTGCACCCGGCACACACACAAGAGGTCTGGCTGTTGACGTAGCAGTGTCAGGTCAGGACTGCTACGACCTGATGAAGCTGGCAATGGAACACGGTTTCACCGGGATAGGCGTAGCACAGCGGGGGTCTGGTAGGTTCCTGCACATCGACACTTACAAGGGTAGCCCCCGCCCAAACGTATGGAGTTATTAATATGCTTGCTATACTTGGTAAAATACTAGGATCAGGTGACGTGATTAAACAGGGCATGAGCCTGATCGATGACATGCACACAAGTACCGAAGAAGAGGTTGCCGCAAAGTCTAAGGCCAAGACAGATCTGCTGTCAGCCTACCAGCCGTTCAAGCTGGCACAGCGATACCTTGCCCTGATGTTTGCTTTTACTTTCCTGCTTTGCTTCGCCATCACGCTAGGCATGACACTGGCAGGCAAGGGCGACATCGACGGCGTCAAAGCTATCTTGGGTGATTTCTGGATAGGCGAGATAATGCTTATCATCGTTGGCTTTTATTTTGGTGGCGGTTTGGCTGAGAGTGTTAAGGCCAAGAAATAAAAAAGACCCCCGACCGAAGCCGGGGGCAAGTTAAGGGAGAAGTCATGAAAGTCGCTACTGCAACGGCATTAATACTATCGACCTATTGTTCTGGCGTCTAGCAAAACCTAGATCAATTAACTTATTTATTAGCACCTGTGTAGCAGTTTGCGACTTGCCCATAAATCTGGCTAATTCGCGTGTGGACGGCGTGTAGCCCTTTTCCTGCTGGAATGTGTGCAGGGTATCATAAACCCGCCTCTGTGCCTCTGTAATCGCCATTAATCCATATCCTTTATTGTTAGAGTCTTAGATCTGATCGTGCGTTCGGCCTTTGCCGGGGTGACCTTTTCAGGTTGAGCCTTGTATGTGCGCATCGGCCATTTAATATGGAACCGCGTGTTCCCAACCATACCTACGGCGCGTTCATGCGATCCCATAATTTCCATCAAGCCTGTTGTCATCTCTGAGATGTCTTCTTCAGCCATAGCCTTTTGCTTTTTGGCGTGAACAAGCTGTTCAAGCATGACAGTCGCATCGACATCTTCAGTCAGATCTATTTCATGTGCGCCATCATCAACCCGGCTGTATGCTGTTGCCGCATCTTCAGGCGACAGGGCAGGATACCAGTCAATGTTCTTGCGCCGATCTTCAAAGTCCTGCACAGCCTGCACGATCCGGCCTTGGATGGCATCGTCAGCCGCGTATAGGAATATGCGCAGTTCTATTGGCGAGGTGTAAAGCACAGCAACGGCACCCCAATTGGCATCAGGCCGGCACATCATCTGGCCTTGCAGTTGCCAAGGCGCACCCCGGTGCGGTGCTGGCCGAGTTTCTGGCGGTGCGCTGGTGAACTTTGCCTCGATGATGCCAAGCCCTGTCAGATCCACCATATCGCTACCCTGCGGCGTGTAAATGCCAATGGCTGGGTCAGCCGCCCAGCGGCGACTGCCTACAGCCGTAGCATCAAGCGACGCGGCCAGTGGCAACGTGGCGTGTTGAAAGGCATGATCAAAGTCTAGCTGTAGGTCTTCGCAACCAAGGCGCTTAGCCGCCTCAGTCAAGATTATGTTTTCGGTTAGGTCACCAAACAGCATAGCGTCATTTTGCGCTAGCCTGTCTGGCTCTTTACCGCCATCGATAGCTATAAACTCAGCCAGCAAATCGTTTCGGGTAGCCCAAGGTGATGCGTTCATCAGCGTTGGCAAGCGACTTGCTGATAGCTGATCATTACGAGTTAACTTTCCGACCATTATTTTGTTCCCTTCAAGTTTTCACATTTAGTTTTCCAGATGCTTGCCTTACGTTCAGCACTTTTTAGCTGTTCGCGCAGGGCAAGTATTGTCTGCCGTTCATGCGCCACTTGTTCGTGGCAAGCGTTGGCATCTTTTCTAGCCCTGTTAATCCAATCTATTGCCTCAGATGCTCTAGCCCTATGATATTCAATAGCTTCTTTGGCTTCAGCAAGCATAACCCGCATCACAGAACAACAGATAGAAAAACGCATCATCCTATGTTTTGTGTTATAGACAATCGCACGATCAAACTCATGCAAAATATCTTCATATTTTTTGTAGTCCATTATTTTGTTCCTTTTACAGTTTGATTTAGAATTTCAGTGTAAGCATTAACCAGTGTTTTTATTTTCGCAGACTCGATGTCACTATCTGGCTGTTCGTAAATGTAATCCATCAGCGCGTCGATTGCGGCGTGAGCCTGACCCTTGGTCAGTTTGATTGTGACTGTGTCTGACATTCGGTTTCCCTTTCTGCTAAAAAATCTTTGTTATCGTGCGTTTTTCTTTTGTGACAGCTCGCGCACAAAAGTTGAAACAATTTGTTTGGGTCGTCCCCAGCCTTAATCATTCGGTTGATTTGGTTGGTATTTTGCTGGCCGTTAATTTTGACCAAATTGTTTGATCGCCATTTAATTGCGTCGATATGGTCAAACTCAAGTACAACGTAGTCATTTTCGCCACAAGAAACGCATGACCCACCCAGATGATCGATGGCCTGGCGCCTTAATTTCATTCTGGATTTACGCTGGGTATTTGGATTGTGTACCATCAGCTTGCCCCCCAGATCGACATCAGATACCACCACGTATAACTGCGTGACGACTCAATGCCGAAGATCCAAGCCCAGTCAAACCAGCCCATCATAAACACTGTTATAATGAACCAACCTATTATGTTACCTACGATTGATGTCATGTTTTTTTCTCCCATTTGCGTAATTGTTTTTTTTAGGTAATGGCTCAGCGTACCAGCCATTCATTTTAAGGCGCGTTTCTGAGACGACGATTACACCGCCCACCCATAGTTCTCCATCATATATGCGGATCTTAGGCATCCAAGGCCTCTTGTGAATCTTGTACGCGGCATCAAGTGCGTCGAATTTGTCCAAGTATGGACGGCTGACACTTTCGCCGCGCGGCGTGAAGGCATGTTGTACGACATACCATAATGGTTTTTGTTCAGGCATTTTGTCCCCTATGCGTTGATGATGTTGCTGACGCTAGCGGCGTACCATTTGCCACCAAGCGCCGTTGGAATGCCAGCATCGTTTAGCTTTCCAGCGATAGCCCGGAGTGACGCACCAGCGTCACGCAGGGCAGAGATGATAGGCATAGCCTGCTTGGCTACAGCCTGTTGTTTTTCGCGCCGAGCGGCACCTGATGCCAGACCACCAGCGCGTGGGTTAGGACAGCCGAGCTTGATGCCCCGCGCCTTGGCGGCGGCAAGGGCGTCTTTGGTGCGCTTGCTGATCTCTTCGCGCTCATGCTGTGCGACAACGGCGCGAACACCGAACTCTAACGTGCCAGCGTTGGGCATGTCGGCGGCGACGATATCAACGCCAGCCTTGCGCAGTGCCAGCAAAAAGGCGGCGTCGCGTGACAGGCGATCGATTTTTGCAATCAGGATAGATGCGCCAGTATCGCGGCACATAGCCAATGCGGCATCAAGTTGTGGCCGGGCATCAACCTTGCCTGACTCAACCTCAGTGAAGCTGTGCAGTATGTTGTCAGCGTATGGCTGAACCAGCGCCTGCTGGGCTTCAAGGCCAAGACCTGACTGGCCTTGGCGCTTGGTTGATACACGATAGTAAGCAATGTACTGGGTCATTTTATTCTCCCTTTCTGGGCGGGGCTGTTAAGCCGCCGCCTTATATGAATGTAAAAAATCGTATTGCTCGCGGCAAACCTTAGAAGGGTCTAACCCCAAATCTTCGCAAGTTAAAATTGCCATCTTAGCGTAACCCCTTGCGAGATCAAATGCCTCTGAGCAAGCCTTGTGGCTGTAACTTCTTGATGGCTTGTTGCACTCATTAATATAAATGTTGTTATGGGCAGTAAACGCTGATGTAAAAAAAACTATGTCTGCAACACTTGCTTCGACTTGCTTGATGATTGTCATTCTATTTTCCCCTTTGTTAAAATAAACTCATATGAACTATATACACACTATACCAGTGTGGTACAAGGGTGGTTGTCTACTTTTATTGGAAAAAAACACTATGGCCACCACAAAACAGGTACATTTACGTTTAAGATCAAACGTTTACGACATGCTAAAGTTTGCAGTAAATAATTCTGCACACCGCAGTATGTCAGCGTACATCGACGAAATCCTAGAGCAAGAGTTAACGCGGCGCGTTAATAGTCACAGTGATAGAGCCGCAGAGACTATGCGGTCGCTGGTTAATCGCGATGGGTAAGATCAACAGCAGGTCTAAAGGTGTGCGCGGTGAGATGGAAATAAGAGACATTTACCAGCAAAACCTTGGCCTGACATTTAAGCGCGACATAGAACAGTACCGCGCTGGAGACCACGGCGATCTGATCTGCACAGATATGGATTTTCCCTTTGTAACCGAGGTCAAACTGTACGCGGCTGGATATGGTGCGCGTCCTGACTGGTGGGATCAGGTGTGCAAGGCGGCACAGTCGGCAGGCAAACTGCCGCTACTGGCCTACAGGTTTGACAGGCAACAATGGCGCTGGCGCTTTCCGCTTGAAGCAATCGCCAGTCTGCGTGACTACATACCAGCGCCCGGCGACGTGCGATACGACTGGCGCTACGCATCAGAGTGCGACACAGACACAGCTATGATGATTATCAGGGAAATAATAAGTGATGATTAAAATGCTCGATCTGTTTAGCGGTATTGGCGGCTTTAGTTACGCTGGAGAAAAGCTGGTTGGTGGCTTTGAGACAGTCGCGTTTTGCGAGTATGATAAACACGCGCAAAAAGTCTTGCGAAAGCATTGGCCTGACACTGAGATAATTGATGACGTAAGGGAACTAGCAAATGACGCAGAAAGATTCAGAGGATCAGTTGACATTATTTGCGGCGGCTATCCTTGCCAGCCCTTCTCGCTTGCCGGGGTCAGACGAGGCGATAAAGATGACCGACACCTCTGGCCAGAAATGCTTAGAATTATCCAAGCTGTCAGGCCGACTTGGGTCATTGGAGAAAACGTTGCTGGCCACATCTCTATGGGCCTCGACGAGGTGCTATCTTCGATGGAAGCCGCAGGCTACCAAGCAAGGTGCTACGTTATTCCGGCTGTCGCCGCAGACGCCCGCCACCGCAGAGACAGATGCTGGATTATTGCACACGCCGACCGCGAAGGCGAACCAGCTAGCGCCGTCGATGAACAGCGGTTGGCACGAGCCTATGTGGGCGACGCCCAACACGATGGATCATTTGCCAGCGGGGATATCGGGCGCGTACAAAGAAAGCCTGACAGGCAGACGCAAAAGATCGAGCAATCTGAGGGATCAGGTGATGCAGGAACCAGCAATGCACCCAACACCGCAAGCACACGATGCGAAAGTGGGCAAAAATGGTCGAGGCTTGGGAGCGAAATATCAAGATGGCAATGGTGGGAACCTGAACCCGCAGTGGGTCGAGTGGCTAATGGGGTACCCGGTCGGGTACACCGAATTAGACAATTAGGGAACAGCATCGTGCCACAAGTGGCGGCGCGTATATTGTATGCGATAAAGGAAGCACATGAGCAGGCCTAAGTATGAAAGCGACCTAGATAGGCGCAACGAACAGATCGTAGCTGATGCCCTCAAAGGCATCGGCTTTGATCTGGTCAAGTTGCCGCCACACTATCGCTTGGATTACGTGCTGATCAAAGAAGGCAAGCCCAAGGCATTCATTGAGGTGAAGGCCAGAACATTTGGGATGAACAAGTACGACACAGCACTGGTAAACCTACACAAGGTTATGGCGGCAAGGGCGTTGACCTTTGAAACTAACTTGCCAAGCTTTATGGTTGTGCTGTATCAGGATGCCCTCGCGCGGGTTTCATTCGCCGAGGAATTTGAATTGGGGTTTTTAGCAGGCGGTAGAAAAGATCGTAATGATCCAATGGATAGAGATCTGGTTTGCTATTTCCCAATAGAGCGGTTCACAGTTGTGAGCCAAAACGTCAAAACGTGAAAAAGGAAAAACGTTATGTATGAATATCAGAGTGCCGGGAACGGCGGCGGTGGTGACAGAACACCAATTCTTAAATTTTCTGCAAAGGATGGTAGCTTTGTCTGCGCTGACCGGGTCAATGTCGATGGGGCTTGGCAAACGCAGGAACGTGAAATCGATGCGCCGTTTAAGGCAGTATTCGATATGGCCGAGGTTGAAATGGGTTGGATGGCATTCAATCCAGCGCCAGATTTCGTAATGGTAAAGTCAGGCGCACAACGCCCAGAAAAACCAAGCGACGAGCATAAGTGGGGCTTCCGCATACGGCTGGCAAACAAAGACATTGGTGTTCGCGAGCTATCGAGCAGTTCAAAGAATGTGTACACCCGCATGATTGACCTGTTTAAGGCCTATGAGGCTGGCAAGGCAAGCAACCCTGGCAAAGTGCCAGTCGTTGAGGTGACAGGCACTGAGCGAGTCGTGCAGACCTTGTCAGATGGCAAGACACAGACTTGGCGCGTACCTGCTTGGACTTTGTCCGGTTGGGCAGATCGTCCTGAAATGCTGGACGGCGCAACAGAAACCACCCCGGATGTTACGGCACCCACAGCACCAGAGACTCCGGCTGGATCTGTGCAGGATGACGACATCTTTAAATAGGGTGGTGGGGCGGCAGGGTTCCCCTTGCCCTGCCGTCCCAACTATTCAAGGGGGAAAGGGGTAATACAAATGACTAACATAGCGGCATATATGGAGGCAGTTGCGCGTCACTACTTAGGTGAGCCAACTAGTGTGCGCGGAACAGAAATGCGTTTTGGACAGCACGGCAGTATGTCGGTGGATCTGCGTAAAGGAACTTTTTTTAGCCACGAGGCCAATGTTGGCGGGGGCGTGGTGGATCTTGTGCGGATGTATGAGCCAGCCAGTCTGAACGGCTCACTGCCTGACATAATGGAACAGCAGTTCGGCATACCAAAGCGAACACAAGAGACTATGAAACCATCGAAATACCTGTCAAAGCAGTACGACTATTACGATCAAGACGGCGCACTGCGCTATCAGATCCAACGCTTTGAGCCGAAGACATTTAGACAGCGTCGGCCTGATGACAAGGGCGGTTGGCTGTACAATATGGATGGCGTAGAGGCAGTGCCGTACAACCTGCCAGCTATATTGCAGAACCCGGACGCACCGATATTTATCGTCGAGGGCGAAAAGTGTGCTGAGCGGCTGAACAGGCTTGACCTGATTGCAACGACTAACCACGGCGGGTCGAAGAGCTGGAAGCCAGAGCTGAACAAGCACTTTGCGGGGCGTAACGTCATCGTGATACCCGACAACGACGAGGCTGGGAAGGCACATGCTGATGTTGTAGTCAGCCAGCTATACGGCGTTGCCAAGGCCATCAAGCGCATCGAGCTAGAAGGCATTAAGGAAAAGGGCGATGTCGTCGATTGGCTGTTTCAGGGCGGTACCCGGCGCAGACTGTTAGAGCTTGCCAAAGAGGCTGAGCCAATCAGCCAAGAGCCGGAAGCCGTTGAGCCTGAAGACAGGCCAGACGTGTTTGAAACGTATGACCTGAATTACCTCAAGAACATGCCACCAGTGAAATGGTTGCTGGACGGCATCCTGACAGAACGCGGTTTTGCTGTGCTGTACGGCGCACCCGG